TCTATCTTCACTAATAAGATGGGACAAGTCTTACCTAATCAAAGAGGATTGGTGATACTGATTACCCATACTATCTCAAACACGTCTGGAATGGGCGCGTCTAAGATGGCTGACGGAGGTAGAAAGATTCAATATCAGGCGGATACTAGAATGGAAGTCAAAAGCGGTGGAGAGAAAATTCCAGCCGTCAAGCCTTGGACAGATGAAAGCGGCGAGATCATCGGGCAGCAGGTTAACTGGCGCATCCTCTGCTCGTCTATGGGATCGCCGGGCGGAAACTGTCAGAGTTTTATTCGTTATGGCGAAGGTATCGACGAATGTCAAGAGTATCTACAGCTAGCTCAACAGCTTGCCCTTATCGACAGAAGTGGCGCTTGGTTCAAGCTCATATTCATGCTAGAAGATAAAAAATTAATGAAGAAGCTAGAACCGGATTTAGATGTTGAAGACGAGACCGCATGTATTAAAGCCTTTCAGTTTCAAGGACAGCCAAAGGTGTATAATTTCCTGAAAGAAAATCCAGAGTGCATAAAGCTGTTGGCTAAATCAATTAAGGACATGCTATGAAAATAGAAATAGTAGGATTAGACGCAAGGGGCTACATATGGATGCCGCTATCCGCAGCCGCCGAGAATGTTAATAGATCAAAACTTCATGAAAAAGCATACAAACTTATTGAAGAATTCTATCCGTATGATACGATATTGGAAGAAGTGACACTCCCCGGAAGCAAAGACCAATTTGGAGGAAAATCCCTTAGAGCGGACTTGTTTTTACCAGCTAGAAGAATTATAATAGAAGTTCATGGAGAGCAACATTATAAGTTTAACAAGTTCTTTTTTAAGAGCAAGCTAGACTTTTATAAAGCCAAAGCCAGAGACTCAGACAAAAGAGAGTGGTGCGAGTTGAACGAAATAGAACTGATAGAATTAAATTATAATGAGGACATTGATGAGTGGAGAACAAAAATTAGAAGAGTTTCTTCTAGCGATTGATAATTGGATAGAGTGTAAAGGGCTTCCGAAGGTTGAGCAAAAAGAAGACATTGAAGCTATTCTTAATATGCGATCTCACGATATAAACCATCTCTCTGCAAAAGAATGTCTGGCGTATGCCTATGAGCTATACGCATATTCAGACTATCTTGAATCCATAAAAGCCAAAGAAAAGATCGTTTTAGATTGGGCGGATTCCAGTATTTGGTATATAATATCTAAGTCTCTAGACTCTTACGGCACAAGCTATACGAAATGGGAACAGAAGTATTATTCTGCCGTAAAAGAAAACCCTCTAGCGTCTGATATATTAAAAATCAAGAAGCACGCAGAAGCAAGACTGTCTTGCGTAGATGGTAAATCTAACAAGGTATTGAGAATGGCAGACACATTAAGTAATTTATCAAAAACAAGATGAGGTTAAAATGCTAGACAAATTTATTGAATCACTAACCGCAGAACAAAAGATGGCGCTCATAGAAACCCTAAGTGAAAGTATTGAAAAACCAGCGGAGACTAAAAAAGAACAACGTCCAGAACCAGTAAAATTATCAAGTGCAGATATTGGCTTGGACTTTACGGTTTCTAAAGACGGCGGGCAAGTTAGAACTAGAATCCCCGTTACGGAGAACAAAAGGTTTAATAGCTTTACTGATGACGGAACAGAAGCAAAGGGCGCAGAGTTTAAAACGCCGGATGTCAAGCCTACCGAGCGACGACGACAGCCAACCAAGATGATAGATCAGAAATGCACCAAGTGTCAAAACTCTGTTAAGGTTCATCCTACGCACGCTAGGGAGTGGTATGTTTGCGACAGGTGCATTGGTGGCCGATAATGAAAAAGAACAAACTACAGGACTTAGCTTCTGAAAGGGCTGTACTGGCGGCACTGTGTCAGTACGGGCTAGACTGTTATCTTGACATTGATTTTGTAGATGGCGACCATTTTACAGATGACATGAATCAAGTTTTGTTTAGCTGTATTCATAAAACAATATCTGACAACGCAAAGGTAGAATTAACATCTATTCTATCTGCTGCAAATAGTCTTGGTGTTGGCGATGCGCTAAACAACAAGGAAGAAATGGGGTTCATCAGATCCCTGTTTAATTTCCCAGTAAATTTAGAAAACTCGCAAATTCATGCCGCTAAAATCGCAAAGCTAAAGCTGGCTAGAGATTTAAAGAAAACACTAAGCGGCTGCCAGAAAAGCGTAGAGTCCATGACGGGCGAAGAAGATATTGTAGACCTTATCTCTATGGTAGAATCTCCTATCTTAGATGCTACATCTGCAATATATCAAACATCAAGTAATAAAACAGAAGTAATGGGAGAGGGTATTGATGAATACTTGGATTTTCTCACAGAGAATGTATCAGATTTTGTTGGAATCCCCACAGGGTTTGCACGATATGATGCTGCTATTGGCGGTGGGCTGCGTCGAAAATGTGTTGACTTAGTAGCGGCGCGACCCAAGGTTGGTAAGTCTATGTTTTGCGATGCTGTTGCGCTCAACATATCAATGCAAAATGTTCCCGTTCTTGTTCTAGATACTGAAATGTCTAAAGAAGATCACTACAATAGAATTCTAGCTAGTATTAGTGGTGTTGAAATTAACAAAATATCCACTGGTAAATATTCTGATAATGTAATAGAAAATGAAAAGGTTCGTGCCGCCGGTGAAAAACTTAAAAACATACCATACCACTATATTAGTATTGCAGGTCAGTCTTTTGATAATATACTTTCTATTATGCGTAAATGGATTTATCAGCACGTTGGGTTTGACGAAAGCGGCAGAACTAACGATTGTGTAATTATTTATGATTATCTTAAACTGATGAGTTCAGACGGCATTAGTGCGTCTATGCAGGAATATCAAGTTCTTGGCTTTCAAATTACCAAGCTGCATAACTTTATGGTTAAATATGATGTTCCATGTTTGAGCTTTGTGCAGTTGAACAGAGATGGTATCACAAAAGAAAGCACCGATGCGGTATCTGGCTCTGACCGTCTTATTTGGCTTTGTACCAGTTTTACAATTTTTAAGATGAAATCAGACGAAGAAAAAGCGGAGGACAATCCTAAAAATGGAAATAGAAAACTTGTTCCCATTGTAGCCAGACATGGTGAAGGATTAGATGATGGTGATTATATTTCGATGAAGATGTTTGGTAATATTGGACGTTTAGAAGAAGGCATGACTAGAAATGAAATTCATAACAATGCCAAATCAAGAAGTGAAGGATTTGAAATAAATGAAAACTTTGACCCCGAATCAGATCTCAGCAGCGTGTGACGCGCTAAAAGATTCTATTCCAGAAGTGCTTGAAAGACTTGATATTGAGTATATAGAATACAGCAATAGATACGCTTTTCCTTGTCCTATTCACGGCGGCGACAATCCAGAAGGATGTTGTGTCTTTCTAGATGGTGATGACGTTGTGGGAAACTGGAAATGCTGGACAGCCGGGTGTGACGACGACTATGCGAGAAACATATTTGGATTTATTAGAGGCTGTTTAACCACCAAGAAGGGATCAGAAGCGACTCTTTCAGAAACATATAAATTTTGTGAGTCTATAGCAAAAGCAGAAGAAAGAGAAGAAATAGACATCAATCCTGCTAAAGAAGCTAAAATGATTGATATTTTTTTGAAGCAGTCTGTCGCGACAATACCAACAATCTCAAGACAGGATGTTCGATCTAAAATACAAATACCATCACAATATTATATGGACAGAGGATACTCAGAGGAAGTTCTTGACTTGTTTGATGTTGGTACATGTTTAGATAGCAATAGGCCAATGTGTAATCGGGCCGTTGTTCCTATCTATGATGTAAACGATTGTTATGTTGGATGTGTTGGTAGATCAATCTATGATAACATGCAACCAAAATGGCTACACAGTAAAGGTTTTAAAAAAGAACATCTTTATGGGTTAAATATCGCAAAAGACCATATAATAAGAAGTAGAACCGTTTTCTTGCTAGAAGGTCAGGGCGATGTTTGGAGAATGCACGAGGCCGGATATAGCAACTCTGTTAGTATATTCGGCGCGTCCATAACAGATGAACAGCTGATATTGCTTGAAGAGATAGGAGTCATGAATGTAATAATATTAACAGACTATGATGAGGCCGGAAACAAGGCGGCCACTCAAATCATGAAAAAATGTGGAAGAAGATTTAATTATTTACGGCCAACTCTTGACGCTAAAGATGTTGGCGATTTATCCGTTGAACAATTGCAAGAACAATTAAAGGCTATCTTATGACTAAAATATTAGCGTTTTCTGGAAAGAAACAATCTGGCAAAAGCACATCTTCAAACTTTATTCATGGCTATCAACTAAGAGCCTTTAGAGTTATAGAAAACTTCGCCCTAAATGAAAAAGGCGACCTCTTAATAAGAACAGGAGAATCAAATGACTCTTACGGGATGCTGGATGTTAACAGGTTCGATGCGCAATTTGCCGAGTGGGCTGGATATAATATGTGGCCCTATATTAAAAAATACTCACTAGCCACGCCACTGAAGCTAATGGCTGTAGAGCTGTTTGGCCTAAGTGACGAGCAGGTGTTTGGCACAGACGTTCAAAAAAATACAAAGACTCACATAAAGTGGGAAAACATGCCAATTTCAATAGCACAAAGAAAAAAGCTAAACAAGTACGGCAGAATGACAGCTAGAGAATTTCTACAGTTTTTTGGAACAGAAATTTGCAGAAAGATTCATAATGATGTTTGGGCCGAGCGTCTTGTTAAAGATATTGAGATGGAATCTTCTTTGCTTGCGGTCGTTGATGATGTTAGATTTCAAAATGAAGTAGAGCTTATTCAGAAAGCGGGCGGCAGGGTTATAAGACTAACAAGACAGCCACATGAAGATAATCACTCTAGCGAAACAGAGCTAGATAATTATGAAGATTTTGATGCGGTTATTGACAATACAGACCTAAGCATTACCGAAACAAATAAACAAATTATTGATTTGTTAGAAAAATGGGGATGGCTAGGAGAAGAAGTTTTACTACAGAGCGAAGAACAGGAGAGATTAACAGGTATTCAAGCAATAAGGAGCTAGGATGATAGTAACGTATATTAGGTCGTCTAGCTATGGCAACTATGAATTTTGTCAGATGCAGTATTTTATGACATATGTCTTAGGTCATAGATCGGCTTCTGGAAAAAAGGCGCAACAGGGTACGGCCTGTCATAAGGTCATGGAATGTTTAGCGGCATGTAAAAAAGAACTACAAGAAAAGCCAGAAGAAAAAAATCTATCTATTACAGATGATGCTATTGGCGAAGTAGAATTTACACCCAAAAAGCTCTACACTAAAAAATTTGTAAAAGATTTAATGGATAGAAGTTATGAGTATTATACCTCTATGGATGACCATAAGTACTATCCGGCAGATTTTAGATTTTGTGAACAGCAAGTTGAAACGGCACTTACTTACAATGATGGTCAGTTCGACCCTAGAAATAGAACCATTGTAGACACAGAGCCTACTTTCGATATTCCTATTGAAGAAGATTGGGCTAAGTTTGAATATGAAATGCCAGATGGAACCAAACTAAATGGACAGCTCGCTATCAAAGGAACTATTGACTTAGTTACACAAATTGATGACGGCGTTATAGAGGTCATAGACTGGAAAACAGGACAAAGAAAGAACTGGGCGACCGGAGAAGAAAAAACTTACGAAAAACTTCTTGAAGATCCTCAACTTCTATTGTATAACTATGCGATATCTAAATTATATCCAGACTATGAACAGGCTATTATGTCTATCTTCTTCACAAGAGACGGCGGCCCTTTTAGCATGTGTTTTGATGCGTCAGATCAAGACAGGTTTTTGGGTATGCTAAAAGCCAGATACGAAGAAATAAAACAAAATATTAAACCAAAGCCAATTAAACAAAACAGAATGGATTTTAGATGTCAAAAACTATGTCATTTTTATAAGAATAATTGGCCCGGAACAAATACTACAATGTGTCAGCATGTCGAGGGCAGGCTGCACACGATTGGCTATAAAGAGACCCTCAAAGAGTGTACTAAGGAAGGATTTAACATAGGATATTATGAGGCTCCGGGATAATATGAAGGGAATAATTTTAGCAGGTGGCACAGGAAGCAGGCTTTACCCGCTTACAAAAGTTACAAACAAGCATCTTTTACCAGTCGGAAAATTTCCAATGATTCACTATCCAATAGTGAACATGAAAAACGCTGGCATAACAGACATATTGATTGTTAGCGGAACAGATCATGTGGGAGACATGATAGCTTTTTTAGGCAGCGGAAGCGAATATGGTTGCGACTTTACCTTTAAGGTTCAGGATCAGCCAGATGGAATCGCCGGAGCTTTAAAACTGTGCAAGTCTTTTGTTGGGAGTGATAATTTTTTGGTTGTCTTGGGGGATAATATTTTTGAAATTGACATTAAGCATCACATAGATTCATTTAACACATCTGCAAAGTTTTTCTTTAAACGCATGGAAAATCCTAATAGGTTTGGTGTTGCTGTTCTAAATGACGATTTTGAATTATTAGAAATAGAAGAAAAGCCAAGCAATCCCAAGAGTGATTTAGCCTGTATGGGCATATATATGTATACAAGCGAACTTTTTAATTATGTGGACGATCTTAAAAAATCAGAGAGAATGGAGTACGAAGTTTCCGATTTAAATAATCTCATGATAAAAAACCATAAGACGAGTTACGTTATCATGGATGAATTTTGCATGGACGCAGGCACTATGGACTCCTATCACTATACAAATAAAATTTTAATAGAAAATGATAAACGACCAAGGGGGTAGCCGTGTCGCAGTTGATAGACCTAAAAAAAGACTTTGATTTGGGGAATAAATTTTTACTAGACGTAGCGTCAGAGCTATCTAACACTCTAGATGATAGTTATAGGGTTGTTATTAAGTATGATCTACAAGATTACAATATTCCAAAAGACGACAAGAAAAATATACTTTTTGCGCTGTCTAGAGAAACACATGAACTACCAAGATACACAGAAGACGAAAGGATTTTTCTTACGTTTCATAACTATGCTCCTTTAGACGTTTGGGGACATCCGATAAATCATCCGAAAGTTGTGCCGCTGCCGCTTGGATTCTTTATAAATGATATGACCTCCAAGGTTGAAGAAATAAAGCCTCACGAAGATAGAGAATATGACTTCTGTTTCGTTGGACAGATACCGCATACCGGAACAAGAGATAAGTTTAAAAGATGTTTAGACAATATGCTAGAGCGCATAGGAAATAAATACAAATACTACGTCAAATATACTGAGTCTTTTGGTTGCGGCTTAGATCATCAAGAATATATTGACTTATTAAACAACTCAAAAATTTGCCTATGTCCGACTGGGGCATATAGTGATGAGTCTTTTAGATTTTTTGAATCTATAGCTATGGGAGCGTTCCCTATGGTTGAAATGTTGCCAAGGTTTTGGTATTATGAACAGGCACCAATGTTTTTTGCTAAATGGCAATTCTTAGATAGCTTTCTAGAAAATTCTTTGAATTTTTTACGATCTGAAAATAAAAGAGTTGCACTTGAACAAATTGTAAACTACAATAATACAATATTGAATACTGTCACCCTTTCTGGATTTTTGAAAAAGATAATTGATGAACAGCAAATACATACCAATAAATTGCAAGACCCACTTCAGTCTCCTTAAAGGATTCTCTAATCCCGATAGACTAGCGAAACTGTGCGCTTCATATAACTATGGGGCGTGCGTTCTTGCTGATGTCAACACTCTTTCTGGCGCCGTGAACTTTCATCAGGCGTGTACGAAGAATGGCGTCAAGCCAATACTAGGACTAGACACAGAGCAATTCCTCCTAATTGCAAAGAATAAAGCTGGATGGCTAGACCTTATTAAATATTCTTCAGAAGAACAAGATATTGACACTCTGAAAAGAATAGCTGATAATGGCAACATTTTGTTTATAACAACAGAAGATAGTCCAGCCCAAAAGAAAATGTGGGGAAAGAATTATTTTTGTTATGATTATATTTCTGATGCGGTGTATTATTGCACCAAAGAAGAAGCAGAGCTACATAGAATCATTCTGTGTTCTGGGATGAAAACCAGCATTCCGAAAGTTACGGCAAAGCTGCAAAAGGGAGAAGATTTTGAAAACAAACACTTCTTTACAAGTGAAGATTATTGCTTAAAGCCGACAAGCAGAGTCACAGGTAATAAAAAATTATTTGACGCACTCGCTTCGTGCGAAGAGTATGAAATCACCGGAAAGCCAATGCTGCCAGAGTTTGATGTGCCTGAAGGGTTTGATAGTGATGAGTATCTTAAAGAGCTTTGTCGGCATGGTTGGAAATCTAAACTCGCCCCCGC